TGATGTTATTGATTCGGTAGAAATTCAAGCATTTGAAGAAGGAGATATAATACACTCTCACGGACGTAAGAATGGTTTTGCTCCTCTAGTTCATACGATGATTACTAAAGGACTTACATTACCAGATATGACTATTAGTAGCTCCGCTTTTCACGTTCACGAATTCGAGACTCCTGCTGTCGATATTATGAATTTAATTATTCACGGTAAGACGGCGACTACTGCACCATTATCATACGGTCAAGCAAGAGATTTAATAAACAGGAATACTTTTGAGATTCCATCTTTCTACGCTGATAAACATTCTACGGCTTTCTTACCAGAAGCCACAAATCACGTTCACTTTTTCGATGAAGA